CTAAGTGTTAAACCCCTTGGTAGCAACGGTTTTCCACTCCAAAAATCAAAAAATTCATACTTTATCCATACTTTGCAAGAAAGATGTGGCAACAAAAAATAACCCTCTACTGAATATTCAGTGGAGGGTTATTTGTTAATTATCGAGGATTTCTCCTTTTCTATTTTCTATTTAAAAATTCCCCAGTAGTCTTGTCGTTTACCATTCACTTCTCTCCCGGTTGGTAAGTAACCAAATTGTCCACCGCCACGAGGTTGTCGAATCCAAACGTAACCACCACTATAACAGTAAGCATCATATTTGATTACAGCACCTTGAGGCAATGCTGCAATCTTTGCTGATCGCGTAGTTGCTCCCCAGCGTAACCAGATACCACTTGAGTCTGTGATGGTGAATTGGCCGGTTTCTTTGTACCATTTTACACCTAAATCATCTACCCAACTATCTGTCTGCTTCTGTTGTGTTTCTGGAGCTGGTTTAACTGCAACAGGAGTTGAGCCACTCAGAAGTTGATTAGCGTTCTCGGTCACAGTGATTGACCCGTCCAGGTTGTATCCCAGCAACTTAGGCGTAAATTGCCATGCATCAACCTTCTGTGCACTTGGGAAGTAGTGAAAGTCCGGACTTTTATCTGCTGGTTTGTCACCTAACGGATAGGCCGCTAACCAGAAGAAGTCGGCGTGTTGTAAGATTGCGTCTAAGTTAAATTCGGGTAGTAAATAAAGATAAGAGTAGAACCCGGTCTTAAAACCAGCCGCTCGCAACGTCTTTAGGAACGCGATCACTGAAGAAGTCGGCATGTTTTCGATTTCCGCATCTAAAATCATCAGTGTTCCCGGTTGTGGATTAACTGTCTTACGAGCTTGTTCTAAGAAATACTTAGCTTCAGCTACCGCTTGGGAATCATTACGGAAGCGTCCAAAGTGATAAAAACTATAACCGGATACTCCACCTTCTGCTGATCGATTAATTAATAATCGGATATCCGGGTTGGTGTAAGTAGTTCCCTCAGAAATCTTGATAATAGCCTTTTTAGCACCAATTTTTCGATAATCGTTAGCAGTCAACATTGTTTGATATGGTGATGCTAAATCAATTACCATCTCTCTATTCATCATCTTCATCCTTTCTAATGAGTTTCACTTTACGTGTGCCTACAAACTTCCCAAAAATATCGTATTGACTAGGATTAAAATCTAACTGCGATTTAGCTAAATTACGACTTAAGAAGTCATCTAACCAATTTGGTAACCACCATCCCATCGCCTGCCAATTTTCAGCAATTGAAATCAAGTACTGATAAATAAAACCGATAACTACAGTGTTGGCCATAGCGCCAGCGCCAATTGCATTCAAATAAGGATATAAGGTGGCAACTGCAATGTAAATCACAGCATTTTTGATCAACCCTCGTCTTCCAGTTGTGCTATTAGTCTTATGAGCAGTATCCTTTGCAAAGTATGGCTTAACTGTTCCAGTAATTAAGTCAAAAATAATTGCTAGTGTAAAAGCCCACATCAGTTGATCATCTATCATTGCTCTCACCTGATTTAACATTACTTGATGAAACATACTACTCTTTCTCTCCCTCGGTTTCCTTAGTTTCTGCTAACTTATCTTGTTCCGAATACACAATGTTCTGGAATTCATTCTGATCTGCTCTAACCGCTTGTTTATTGGTTGCATATAAATCCTGATCTACAATTCGAGTGTTGGATACATCAGCGCCACCATCCCCGTTATAAAGGTTGGCTGTAAAGTAAGCTACACGAGTGCCGTTAATGATTGATTCGCCATTTAAAGTGATAGACTTGGTTGTTTTTAACATTATAATTCCTCCTATTTAAAAAGCCGTATCTTACTCAGATACGACTTCTTTTGATTTATTTAACTGTGCTTCTAGTTTTTTGTTAGTTTCTTCTAGCGTTGCGATTTTATAAGAATCTGCAGCGATTTTATTTAATAGATTGTTGATTACATCTTCTGCTCTTACTTCTACTTTATTTTCCATTTAAAAGTTCCTCCAATTTTTTTACTCGATCCTGTAATTTTTTCACTACTGGAATTAGCGCTACACCAACTCGGTCATAGTTGATCCCTTCGATTTCGCCTTTTTCGCCACGTTGAACAAAAATGTCCAACCCGGCGTCAGCTAAATCTTCTGCAATCATTCCAAAGTACGGAGTAGGAATCATATCATTATTGATATCTTTTCCTTTCTCTACTTCCGCTTTATCTAGCCATGTAGCCGTTTTTACTTGTAACAATTTTTGTCCGTAAAAATCATCATCCAGCCGAACGATTTGTTTTTTATACTTCGTAGCGGATGTAGAACGGAGTAAAGCCCCATCAGACGCAACATAGACATTTGCAGAGCTACCCGTTGTTTGTCTTTGAGCACTGGGGATATGAACGAAATTTGCACTTAAATAGATTCTGGATGCGTCATGCCACCCTGAACTGTAAGGCGCCTGCCCTTGTGAATTAGATCCCACTAAAATATACGGTGATCCAACTATTTTAAGAGCATCGGTATTTCCCCAGCCTCCTGAAATTAAAACACCTCTGTTATAACCGCCAACTACTGTTGGAATCCAATTATCCAAATTTTGACCTACATAAAAACCTGAGAACTGAAAATTGCCAACTTGAAAATCTGGAGTATAACCCGCAGAGGAACTGTCAGTCAAACTCAATGCATACCGAGCTTTTATGCTTGCTCCTTCATTAATGCGATCTCCATTATAAATGGCTAAATATGGATCTGTAGATTCATCCCATAAACTAGGTTGAGTCAATAAAAGCCGACCGTTTTTTAATAACACTTTCGTTGAATCATTTGATATTGCGATGTACTTCTCATCTAAATTAATATCAACTGTGTCATCCAAATTGTGTATTCGACCTTTTCGAAAAGACACGTTTCCGCTGTTTAGATTAATATCTAAATTCGTTCCTTTAATAGCACCAGATACTATGTTATCAGCGTTTATATTGACAACATTGATAAGACCTGCATCCAAAGTTCCAGTTTTTATTTTATCAGCACTAATATTAGTTATGGCAGCGTTAGGTATAAATGCTTTGCCGGAAAAAGTAACACTATCTGCATCAAGATAAATCTTTTTATTTTGTAATAGTGTTCGTCCTGCCTCAAGGTTTATCTGTCCAATAACATCACCCTTATTAACTTTAAGATTGACGCTATTGGATAACTGCGTAAACTGACTATTGCTACCAGTTAGATAATCACTGATGGTACGTGTGTGGCTATCAGCTGTATCAATAACTTTATTAAGCTGCGTTTGCGTTGCTAAATCTTCTGGAGCTGGTGTCCATGGAGTGGCGATAGAGCCTTGCTCTATTTTTAGCTCTTTATAGCTAAAAATCATATGATCCTCCCCACCACCGATTGGAATATTCCAATCGGTGAATCCTGTTGGAATCATACCACTAGCTGTACTGTACCCGCTTTGTCCTGCTTTAATGCGATTCCCACCAATGGTACCTTTGTTAGTCCATATCTGTACCCGGGCGTCCGCGGTAGGTTTTTCTATCCAAACCCGTACTGTTATTCTTTTCCCTTGATACTTAAGCAGTGAGTCAAATGAAGTACTGTTATTTAGACCGATATATAACCACCCACCCCAGACTTCCGCTTTAGTTAGAGTATTACTTGTATTTTTACATAAATTAACTCCCCCACCCTCTACCATTGGTGTAGTAGTTTTTACTACTTCTTGAGCAAAACCATTAGGAGTCTGTAAAAATGAGGCATTAGTATTGACTTTAACCAGACTTTGCCAATTACTGTCAGATTTAATGATATCGACAGCACCATTTTTAGAATCATTAGTTAAATTTATCACTTCGTTTTTAGTATAAACACTGGATAATCTCGCATAATCACGATCAACAATCCCTTTGTAAGTGGTTAAATCCTGACTGACTTCTGTAATTTTATTTGTTACGTCATTTGCTGAAAGACTCCAATCCGTAGGGATGGTTCCTTTCTCAATTTGGGGATGATAAAAAGCTATATATGTCCCACTAGTTCTAAATAAGATTACTTTATATAAATTTTGTATATCCATAACCCTGAAAGTAGCATTATCACTTCCATCCCACGTATGTGAGCACCACAACCTATATGTTTTTGTTCCTACTTTATCTATATTAGCTTGAACATATTTATGACCGTCTTTGGTATTAAACCACGTAAACTGAAATCCGCCATTCATATTAATATCAGCATCAGTTTCCACGAAAATAGATTGTGTTAGTTGATCACCGATATTTACAGGATATTGTGTAATAAAATCAGCTTTTTGTGGCAAGATTTCACCAGCAATACTTACTTCTTCTGCGTTTTTATATTTTAATATTGTTTTGCTGTTTTCCCAAACGGTATTAGCAATACCATATCCCATAACAAATTTGCCATCACTATTATCCAGTAAATTCTTTCCGCCAATTTTCAGATTATCAAGCTTGCCTTTTACTGAATTGTATTGCTCTTTTAACCCGTCGGCTGTCAACTTCACATCCGTTGTAGTAGCATAGTTACTTAGATCTGATGCTACTACTTTTTCACTTAACTCTTTTGCAGTTTGAGTTTTAAAACTTTGATACTCTGTATCATCCACTTTTGCAGCCAGTTTATCGGATAATTCATTAGTACTTTGTTTTACAAGTCCAATTTCATTATGTGCTTGTGTAACATCTCGAAATACATTTGCTACATCATTAGCGTTATCAAGCGTCTTAGTTTTCAACTCCTGCACTTGTTCGTCTAAACGCTTAACCGACTCTGTTTGTGTATTAGCTAATTCCTCCGTCTGTACTTGAATTTGCGCTAATTCTACTTGTGCTTGTTCTACTTGTTTTTGTACAGTTGTTGTATCAACCGTCGATAAAATAAGTTCCCAATTACCATTATGCCAAGCATAGTACTCAGTTTCACCATTTCCTAAATCTAAGAAAAGATTATCTCCTTCATTAGCAAATACCGGTTTTTCATCAGAATAATAATTTTTGTTTTTACCATCAGCTGCACTCACCGCATATTCGGCAGTATTCTTTGCATTCTCAGTAATTTTAGCAACATTAGAAACATAGTTCGTTAAACTCTTTTGACTGAAATCGTCCCCTAGTTCGATACTGTTGTTATTTTTATCAAGCAAATCATGATCTACCTTGTAGACTCTCGTAAAGTATTCAATGCCTAAATCATGGCGAATGATGGCCACTGTATCCCCCAAACCTAAGTCTCCAACATCAAGCACGCTTGCTTTAAACGACACTTTAGGGCGCTTAGCAACTTGCAGACTAGCCCAGGTGGCTTTTAATAGTTCTTGTGGATCGGTAATATCTTCAAAAATAGTTAGCCCAATTCTTGGCTTTCCATCTGAAAAACCGTATAAGGCCGTAGCTTCCTTGTCTTCAACGTATTCTTGGCCTTTGGGCTTATCGGTTGGATTTCCGTTAGCTGTCTTCCATTCGATATCAGCAAATGTAATTCGTCTACCGTAGCCATCAGGCGACCCATCTTCTCCTTGAGATACTTCTTCACCTTTACCGCGACCTACTAAGGCAGTGATTAAATCTTCGTTTGATTGTTCTCTAGTAACTTCTAACAAATTAGAGCCATACTCAAATCGTTTGCCAGTCCGTTGCCCTTGCTGCTTATACAAGTTAATTCTTCGACTCGAGATCACATTAGTTCTCTTGTCAATATTTACATCAAATGTCAGTTCAACATCAAACAACTCAACTACTTTTTGAATGGCCTCTAAAACTGTGATGTAGTAAAAATTAGTACTTTGACGTCCTGTCTCTGCAACATATCCCAAAGTCCATCGCGTCCCCTGAAGAATTTGTTCTACCATCTCCCCAGCAGTCCGCTCTTGGGGGCGAATGTCTTTAATATATGAGTAAGTTTTCAGTTCATCATAGGCTGATTCAACTGCAGTGTATTCCACTCGGTCACTCTTTACCACTTCGCTAGTTAATTTGAACATTAAAAAAGCATCCCCACGAGGAGCAGGAATGCACGCATAGTGAATATTATCGTTGATTCGATTATTTATCATAACTGAGAAATCTAGTTTATTAGCCGCATTAATTTCTTCAGTCATATGAGCTTCAATGATTACCTCATCAATAGCTTCAATAATCTCTTGCTGTTTATTCAACAAATACATGATCATAAACGTTTCACCTCATACTTTATTGTATATGTGCCAACAGCGTTAAATGTAACAATCCCACCGTTAATAATGGTGAAGTCGCCAAAATTCGAACTCAAATCTAGTGACATCAAACGACTGACTTCATTAACTTTAATTTTTAAATTCTCAAAATCTACCATAATTTTTGAATTAGCCGCTACTGTTTCATATAAAGTAAGCTTTTTTCCCATACTGGTCACAGAAAAGCTGCTAATGTTTGAACTTGGGATAAATTCTAAGGTTTTAGGTGTCTGCGGATACAATATATCATCATCATGAATAGTGACGGCAGCTTCGACTCCTTGAACTTTTCTTATATCAGAATACTTGTAGGGATCAGGGCATTCGATTTCAAATTTTCCTTTGGTAGTTAATAATGGTTTATCCAAATCAAACGAAGTGACTGAGCCTTTATAGTAAAAGCTAACATCATCATTAAAAACAATCTTAGCATTAGGTGCCGATAATATTTGTAGGAGCTTGGCCATCTCATTGTTGAAAGTAGTACTTTCTTTTGCCTGTAATGCAAACGTCACTTCAATTTTTCGCCGCTCTAATCTTGAATTAAGATAAATTGCGCCGTCACCACTCCGATCAGGAGCATTTACTTGGCGTGAAAAACTTTCACGTCCTGAAACAGTTAAAGTCCTAAAACCCGCTATTTCTTTATCTAGCCAATGCCCGTTGTAGTTAATCGCATCTGTTGGCAAAAGCTGAACGCTAGGTTCAGCCCGTGGGTTTAAATCATAAAAATCATACATCCTACTTCCTCCTAAAATCTATACTTGCGTTTAAATTCTGCGTCCACACCTTGAGCACGTGAAATATCACTAATAAAAGTAGAATAATCAGTCCCACCAAGATTTAAATTAATATATGCTGGTTGGTTTCTGAGGTTCAATTCACCAGTCATTGCTGCCGAGTAGCTACCTGATGCTAATTGTCCATTCATGCTACGCAAACTATTCATTGTATTTACGAATTGACTTGTATCCGGTCTAGGAACATTGATAACACTTGCATCAGCCACTTTTCCAATAGCATGTGACACACTCTTAATGTTGCCTAGAATACCTACTGCCATACCTTCTGTTACATAGTAACCAACTTCGTCACGCATAACACGAGATGGTGAGTGGATTCCTAGGGCTGCTTTAGCAGCGTTAAGCGCTCTTCTTGCCATGTTAGCTGCAGCTCTAACAGCTGATCCGATAGCGCCTGTGATACCGCGAACGAATCCCATAACGAAGTTACGACCAGCACTAGCCATACCACTTGCCACGCTTCTAACAACATTTGCTGCGCCATGAATACCATTTGAAGTAACAGACTTAACCGTGTTCCATCCTAAACTGAACACAGATTTAATACCATTCATAACACTAGATACCGTACCTTTAATGCCATTTACAACCGATGTCACTACAGATTTAATACCATTCCATACACTCGAAGTTACTGACTTGATTCCATTCCAAATTGAAGTCATGACACTTCTAATCGCGTTCATAACACTATTGATAACTGACTTAACTGCATTAATAACCGTCGTTACAACCGACTTGATGCCATTCCATACGGTTTGTGCCACGTCTTTAATCGCATTCCAGGCAGCTGACCAATTGCCTTTTATTACTTGTGTTACAGCTCTAATAACTCCTGCCACAGCATTAATAGCTGTAGCAATAACTGTTTTTATCACATTCCAAATGGTAGTAACTACTGTAACAATCACATTCCAAATTGTAGACCAAATCGTTTGAATCACAGTTAAAGTAGTTTGTATAATCGTTGAAACATTCGTAATTGCCGCTTGAATAGCTGTTTTAATCACATTCCAAATAGTAGTAGCAACTGTCACAATAGCATTCCAGATAGTAGACCAAATTGTTTGAATTGTGGTCATAACTGTTTGAATCACTGTAGAAATAACTGTAATTGCAGTTTGAACTACCGATTTTATCGTATTCCAAACAGTTGTAATAACAGTTACTAAAATATTCCAAATAGGTGTAGCTACTGAAACAATTCCTTGCCATAAAGTTGCAAAAAATTCTTTCAAGGCATTCCATAAATTCTTTATTGCTTCAATAATTGGTGACATTGTATTCACAAAACTGTTCCAAATCGATGTGGTAACAGACACAATCCCTTGCCATAAATTAGAAAAGAATTCAGCAATGCCATTCCATACACCTTTAATCACTTCGACAACAGTAGTGAAAACATTCGAAATTGAATTCCAAACGCTTTGAGCAATGGAAACCAATCCGTTCCAAGCATTTTTCAAAAAATCAGTAAATGCTTGCCATATTTTTTGCCCTGTCTTTGTTTTTGTGAAAAATACAACCAGAGCTGCAATTACTGCTACAATTCCTGCAATTAGTGCCACCCAAGGATTAATGGCTAACAATTCAAAAAGAGCCATAAGTGAGTTCTCCGCTCCCATAACTATTTGGACAAAAGCTTTAAAGTTTCCAACAACTCCAATAAGTGTTTGTAAACTAGTAATAGCTGCATTTATTCCTTTGAACGCACCTATAAATGCTAAGACACCCACAGCCATCGGGCCGAGAAAGTCGGCGTGCTGAGAAACCAAGTCAAATAGCCCTTTTAAGGCATCATACACAGTTTTTACAGCTGGTTCGATATCATCCAATACAGGTCCGATACCTTTCAGTGCTTGTTCTGCTTTATCACCAATTGATGAAATAATTTCTGCCAAGTTCATTCCAGTTACTTTTTCAGCAAAACTGCTGAATGATTGGACTGCAGTTGCCACTCCACGAGTAATTGCAGTTTTTGCATTTTCCATTGACGTACCAATACCAGCTGTTGAATCCATTGCAATTTTATGTAGCGACTTTAGACCGCCACCACCATTTTTATCTAAGTTGACCAATGCATCCATAAACTGATTAGTAGAGATCTTTCCGCTAGATAAACCTTCTTTAAGTTGTCCTGTAGTGATCCCCATCTGTTTAGCAATCGCATTTAAGGCTGGCCCCATACCAGAATTCATCATGGATATCCATGTTTGCCCGTCAATTTTTCCATTGGCAAAAGCTTGCGAAAGCTGAATTGTTGCATTAGTAACATCAGCCGTACTACCACCAAAACCAATAATGGCATCGTTTAACGCAGACCATACCTTTTGTGACTTACCTAAATTACCTGTAGAAGCAGCAACCATCTGTACCCCTTTTACAGCCTGGTCTAATGGGGTTGGCAATCCTTTAATACTAGTCTGTAACCCATTCATCGCGGATTTAGTTTGGTTAGCTGAGAATCCCATATTTGCAAAAGTACGATTAGAGTTATTCAATGTATCAATTCGATTAACGGCCGCACCAACAGAATTTTTAACAACATCAAAAGCCTTACTTGCAACTTGTACAAGTCCCATTGCTCCTGCAACAGATTTAAAAGTTCCCATCATAGAATGGTTACTTTTGCCCACACTATTTGAAGTGTTATTGCTAGTGGATCCTAATTTTCCTAAGGTACCCATAGCTCTATTCATTGTTGAAGTGAAATTGCTATCTACCGCTTGAAGTATTGCTTTTACACTAAAAGACTGCGCCATTAGAAACCTCCTTTCTCAGCTTGTGTCCGCTTCTGCCACGGAATGATCTTTCCTTGTTTCTTCAATCGTTTAAATTCTTGCATTCGTTGCACAAAGATCTTTTCCTGAGATACTTGCCTATTTTCACTAACTTCGCTACTTTCAAATATTTTTCGTACTGTAGCAATCTGCTTATCAGTATCAAAAAATTGTTTAAAGGTTCGAAACTTTGGCCGTGGATGTTTAGTACTACCTGTGGTTGCCTGTACCTGTTGATTTAACCAGGCTTGGTAGGCAAGTTCTTCATTACGTTTGATCTGCGCTAGCTGATACGCCTCAAAACGTAATAAATACTCATGAAAAGTCATCCGCTCAATGGCTTTAATGTCATGAAAGCCTAGATAGGCTAAGGAATTGAGCACGATTTCATGATAGTCTTCTTCACTTGATCGTTGCCCTTTCCCTTCCTGATCTAGGCTTGTAGGTTTTTTAGTACGAGTTTAGTAGCAGTGCTTTCTTGGACAGATTTGACAATTTCGTTATAGTGATCTTCTAAATCAGCATCATTATCAATAAAATCGTCAATGTCTGCCATCTTTAAACGCGGCTTAGTTTCATAAGCAGCTGCATAAATTACAGTGCTTAACGCCACTGGATCAAAGGCCAGCAAAGCAGGTAATGTCTTAGTTAACGACATTCCCAGTGAAATGTTTCCTTGCTGTACTCCGGCTACTTTATCCAACTCGCGTACAAATCGGACACCAAAGTGTAATTCAACTTCTTTTCCATTAATCATTAACTTCATTTGTCATCCTCCTAAGCCTTTGGGGTATCGGCCATTCCACTTCCACGATCCGCTTCTTTCCAGCCTTCACCTTTACCAGTCTGATCATCGTCTGAAATCACACCAATTCCACGAAAGACATATGCAAGTTCTTCTTTCGCACTTTCTGGCAACTCTAACCAACCGCGTTGAGGAACACCATCCACACTGAACGTCACATCCCGAGTTGAGTTATCGTCTGGGTCGTTATCGTTGCTATCTTCTGTTACTGATCCTTGTGCATACCAGGAGAACAGCTTGCCTGCTGAATTCTTACGCTTCAAGTTAACAATCCAGATTTCCACCTTTTCATTTTCTAATAGGGCTTCGTATAGATCATCAGATACTTTAGAGATATTATTAACGAATTCTACTTCGATTTCAGTTTCTAATGAACTAGTAGTTCCCACTGCCCCATCTTTAGTTTGCGTCGTATCACTATCGCGTTGAGGATCAAATGATAGTGATGTTTGATAAGGGATAAGTTGACCTTGTTCAGTCTTCGCATTTTTTAACAAACGTACATACGCAACTGTATCCAGCCCTTGTAAAACTTGTGGTTTTGCCATTATTCTTCACTCCTAATTTATATTAAAAATGAGCGTCAACATACCATGATTTAAGATGGTATTTGGAACGCTCATATCTTGAATTATTTGATTATCTGATCTATCTATTCTTAATCTAATTGAATAGCCTTGTATACGTACTGGTTGCATAGCTTGAACGAAAATATCATTCATTATTTTAGAGACCTCAAACCGACTCTCAGCATTTCCCCAGACATCAATATTTACCGTTATTTGTCCATATACTGCATTTTTAGTTGTTGTCGGTATTGTTTGTACTGCCCCAATAACAACAAATGGATATGGTGCATTCTCGCTTTCCAGCGGTAGATGGTCATATGTCGTATATCCAGCATCCAATGATAATTCAAATAGATAGTCATATATTAATTGATCTGGTGTCATTTTATTCCACCTACTTAAATAGTCTATCTAAGTCAGCTCTAAATTGTGGTTCTATTTTACTAAATGCAGGCCCTAGAGTTGGACGTCTGCTCATAAATCTAGTTCCATATTCCAAATATGGGAAATACTCCGTATGTGGCTGAACTTCTGATTTAAAGTTGCTATTAGTAACTGTAGTACTGCGTTTAGTAGCACCCGTCGAATATCCTTTAGTATATGCGCGGTCCATATTAGCTTGAGTTTGGCTCTGCAATCTAGCCCCGTGCTTATGAACTATATCATTCACTTCTTTTGGGAATTTCAAAATGTTCCCGTCAATTGCAGCTTTTAGCTCTTTAACTCCCGTGATTTTGATTCTACGTGACACCTCTATCCCTCCCCAACAAGTAAACTAGTCATTTTCTGAGTTTTTCTACTTGTTTGCAACCGATATTTTTTATCAATATCACCAATCACTAAGTAAGACCACTGTTCAGGGACACTACCTACTAGACGAACCACTTTGCTGTTAGCGGTGTAACTTCCCAGGAGTTCCATGCTGCGATTAGTTCCTAGTTCAGTTACATTTGCCATTACAGTCGCTACCAAGACCGCTCCACCTACATAGCCATGGGCTTTAGGGTCATAGTGCCTCTCAGTCTCTGAATAAAATTTAACCACCGTATCTAATCGCATAGCTCCTCCTATCTAAACGGATTTACAAAACGAGCACTCCCAAGACTAGCATCAGGAACGTTGTTGGCTTCTTTCCAAGCTGAAATATCGTCTTGGAAATCATCAAAATCATCTGACTTAAATGTGATAGATTCTCCTTCTTGAGAATAACTAGCCATACCTTCATTTTTTAGACGGTTATATCTACGCACACAGACTTCAAGCACGATATAGTCTAGTTCTCCCGGAAATTCCTTTCCAGCGCTCAAACCTAACTTAAATCGCAAAGCCTTAGTCGTATTTTTGATGATTAATTTTAGTAACCCATCCTGGTCCGTTGTGTTTAACTGGAGCATAGTTTTTAAATCTTGTAACTCGATTACACTATCCACTAGCTCCACCTCCTATTAGGCACCACCAGCTTCTGTAGCTGTTTGCTTAGCCGGAATATCTGCCGATAAGCCGACAAATAAACCATCTTTCATAGATTCTCTAATAAAGAGATCATGGTAAAGGCGGTTCTGGTATAAGTAAACGTCGCCTTGAGAGTGTTCGCCTGGTGCAAACATAAAGACCGCATTTTCCTTAACCACTGGAATCACTGCCTGCTTAACAACAAATAAATAATTGATATCAACCGCATTAGATTGTGGCTTAGCACCTTCTGCTAAGTTATATGAAGTCTTTAAACGGTCGGTGTCTTGTACTTCGACTAACTTAACCCCATCGATATCTGTCACGCGAGATTCTAATGAAGTTTGACCAACGTTTTGATTGGTAATGTTGCGGGTGAATTCTGTTGAACGTTCAAGTAAATCTAATGTTGCAGAAGAAACAAACCCGACAATATTTGCTGCTCCGTATTTGCGAAGTGGCAAGATTGCGGCCTTGAGCTTGGAGTAGACGTTAGAAACAGTTAAGTTTGTCTTATCCTTATTACCTTGTGCATTAGCTGCTTGAGCCATTACAGCAAAGCGGTAACTATCAACTTCTGGTTGAACCTTATCTTCAATAAAGACACGTGAAACGTTAGCCATTGATAATTCTTGGTTAGTTTCATCGACATCTTGACGGTCGACAGAAAACTCAATATCGCGGTCTTGTGTCATCGTGTAGACTGTCTTGCTGTCTGTGATTTCACCAGTATTCCACCCCTTACCGCGAGTGTGTGGTTTAAAACCGGATACTGCAATATCGCGTAAAGTAAATGATTTACCGCCGTTCATCAACGTAACATCTGGTGTTCCTAAAATGTTAGTAACTAACCCTTGGTTAATCTTATGGTCAAGAGTTGCACCCATATTGTCTTTTGTTACATAGTTAAATGTAGCCATAATATTTTCCTCCTATTGTTTAAGTCCTAGCGCACTAGCAAAATCACTTTGCGCATTCTGTTTAGTTTGCCGTTTAGGTGTCTTTCCGGTCAGCAACTCAGAACGAATTCGATTAGCGACTTGCTCACCAAACGAGACTAACGCCTTGACGTTAGAATAAGTCTTTTCATTATCTGAACTTACTACCATGTTTAAAACGTCAGCAGAAACTTCTAAGCCTTGTTCTTTTAGAACTTCGCTTGTTTCGCTTAATGCTTTCGTTCTAGCTAGTTCGGCCCGCAAACTTTCCAGCTCTTTATCCTTAGCATCTTGTACTTGCTTAGCCTTATCTTCTTCAGATAACTTTTTCACAGTCTTTTTGCCCGACTTATACGCTTCAAGTTCAGCTTTGGCATTAGCTAATTCTTCTTCCAAGTCATGCTTATCACCAGTTAATTTCCCTAAACGTTTTTGAAGTTTTTCGACTGTTTTAGCTGCTTTGTCTTCCTCGACTTTGCCGGCATTGTCTTGGTTGTTTGCCGCTTCTTCATTAGTCTTTTCAACTTCTACATCTTGATTTTCGTTATCCATTACGAAAACTCCTTTCTCGCATTTAATAAAGCCTTGGGAGGCTACTCAGTTGTTCTTTAACGCCTGCAAGCAGGAAAAAGGCATAAAAAAAGACGGCTATTGCTAGTCGTCTATAATTTTAAATAGGTAGCTTTTAACGTAAAGTTATTCAATCATCATTACAGCTTTAAATATTTTATACTATACATATTGCTTCCTTATAACGCATAAAAAATAGCACTCACATGTGTGGGCGCTTGTCAAACGATTATATTCGGGTCAATAAATAAATCATCATATGTTTTATTTTCTGCAATACATCTCAATAGATCTTCTTCTTTTACTAGATAAAATCCAAAAGGTGGAATACTCTCGAACTTTATTGCATATTCAGTTATTACATCCAGCATACTGTCGCTGAAAGCATAAGTCTTTAACATATTTTTGATATCTTTTCTAATTTCTTTTCTTTGTGGATCCATTCGCAATCGCCTCCACTACAGTTAGATATTCATCAAATGCTTTTGGAAATAGCTTTTTTATTAAATTCAATGATTCATGATTATTTATCATAGAGCTACTTGTTTCAGCAAAGAACTCAACTGGCTGCATTTTATGTTTAGTCCAATACGATTCATTGTGTCCTATTCCAGGTATAATTTTTCCTTCGCTTACACCATTTATTATATCAGAAATATCCATCTTTATAGACGTATTACCCTTAATTCCGTACAAATTCTCTGTTATTTCTAAAATCTTAATATCCTTCATCATCTGAACTTGATCTTTTGTAAAATTACCTAGTTCATCTCTAGCCAATGTTAACTTGCGCATATTTAATTGTGCTATGCTTTTACTCTTTTGATTAGTTCTGTCTGCAAGCAATTCATTAAATTTCCAATCCCCTAAAAACCTTCGTGTAGCTTCTATACTTTCCTTTAGGGTAATGCTATCCCTCAAATTTTGGTAATCTTCAAAGAGTGCTTCTCTAATTTTTGAGCTCTTTGAAAAGTACCCATGTTTACCATAGAAATAATCAATCGCATGAGCCATCTCATGAAAAAATACGCTGTATTTTTTTTGTACATTATCTGCTCCATAAAATTGACTAGGATTCAAATTTATTGTTAATGTCAACGGATTAAAACTTGAATTACTATTTTTATCAAAAGTTATCCATTTTACAAATCTAGCGTACTTATGGAACATCTTTTGAATATCTTCCGGCGCCTGACTTAGAATTCGTTTAATTTCTTTTATATCTTTTTCATTAATTCCATTTATTGAATCAAGCATGTCATTAAATGACTTATTGCTATATGGCGCCCTTGCAATTGTTGCTTTTTCATCCACCCAGTAAGCTCCTAGCCCACACCTGCAGTTAGGATGTGCTGGCAAACTAGGAACTTCATCTACACGATAAATACCTACACCATGACCACTGTCATTTTCAGCAATTTCACGGCAAATTTTACAAGCGCTAGGCTCTGCGTGCCATTTACAGAACTTATAGCCATTATCTCTAAAAGACTTAAGTTGCGCTTGAGTTTGAACCCTAGCACTTTCGGTCCTAGCAATTCGTTCTGTTGCATACCTAGCATTAGTAACTTCTTTAGAGACTAAATCTCGCAATTGTTGAGCCATTTTTCTAGGATTTTGACCTTGAATAAGCGCCACACTAAGTGATGCATCTAAACGAGCTTTTAATGCGTCCTGATTAGCCCAAATACGCTTACTGAAATTAGCACTACCCGTTTGAGCCATGACGATTTTAGCAACTTCTTTTCCTGTCCAAATCGGATGTTTGAACTCACCTAAGATACCTGCTTGTCGAGTGATTTCATCAGTATAATCCTTAGTTAGTTTCTGTCTCAAATTTGCATCAATATTTGCACCAAGCTCAATTAAATTCAAACCTATTAAAGATTTCAGCAATTCTTGCCGGTTAATTCGCATTGTAGCGTTGTACAAACGCAATCTTTCATTAATTTCCTTACTAAAGTCCTCGTAAGTCACGGCATGTCCTTGTTTTCTTAACTTATCGGCTTTCTCGACAATTCGTTTAGCTTCCACACTATATTCTTGAACATCAAATTCTTTTACTCTCTTTTTTAGCTCGCTAATATCTACATTCTCTTTTATAGCTAACTTTGCTAATTCAGCTTCAATAGTGCGATTTATACTCAAGATTGCCCTATCGTAGTATTCTTTAAACTTAGCATTAAACTCTTCATCATTTTGAATATTCTGAATTATCCAAGCTTTTTCTGCTTCGGATCGTAAATCCCAATACTTGCTATTCTTCTGATTCTTCAGTATCGCCATTGTTGTCACCTACCAAGTAATCAGGTGTATTAGGAACACTGTTAAATGCATTCTTAACAGTTTCATTTTGTTCTTCTTGCTTGCGCTTAATTTCGGCCTTTGGATCATCCACACCCGGAATCATTGCAAGAGCTGTTTGTTGACTTAATAGACTTGAAGCTTGAACAGCCGTACTTACTGCATCGGCCATGTTCTGAGGCATGTTTCTAGTGTAGGTAAAGCGTAAGTCTAACCAACTTTCTTTATTGATCGATCTAACAATCTGACCACCATCAGCAGATTCGAAAAGAACCTTAAACATACGTCTAAGGCTCTTAATAAATTTGCGTTCTTGGAAAGCTGCCATATTCTGCATTGGTAATAATTTGAATTGCAGGGCAACCCCACTTGAATTACCGCTAAAGGCACTATCTTGTAGATTAGGAATCATGCTGGTGTAATAAATCAGATCAATTAACCGATTAATTAAGTTCTCTTGCATTCCATCAGCATCAGGCTTACCAATAAAGTCAACCTTGGCATTAGTAGCGTCAGCATCTGGGCTGTAAATTAAGCGTTGATTACGATCTATTTTGATGTTACCTTCCTCGTCCTCAAGATTTAAGCCTAAGGCTAACATATAGGCATTATCGAAGTAATCAACCTGATTAGCCTTCCTGCTCATAGCATTATCCAAAGCTTTAATCAAAGTCTTAACCCCATCAAAAATCCCTTGGCGTTCCTCGTTGCTGTAAAACTCAACCGCAGGGACATCATGCCAGGTATACGGAATTGCTTCTTCTAAAGTGTCATCAGTGAAATTCACATACTCATCAGCATAATAAATCGTACCTTCCAAGATGCCATTCTCATTCCAGGAATATCTAACAAACGCTAACGGCTCACATTTAACCGTATCGTCATAAATCATAAAGCCTTCGTCCGGCTCAACATGAGCAACTTCCGGTTTAGCACCTTCGCTTTGATAAGCTAATAAATAAGACCGTCCATAGATTGAAACAGTCTTAACTATCTCTGAATGTTCGTCTGTAAACTCAACATTATTCAACCATGCTTGTAAGCTGTCGTTGTCGGTTTCATCTTCTAATTGAATAGTTGGAGCATTACCGCCGAAATAACCGGCGTACTCATCTACTAACAATCTTGGCATTGGAACAACTAATTTATTATTCTCAGACCAGGCTCTTTCTGAGTCCTGTAAAATCGGATGATTGCTTGTGTATAAGTTATAGTTAGGTTTGTACCGTTTGTCGTATAAGAGCCGCTGATAGGCTAAAAAACCTTGTAGGTCCTCCGCTGTTAGCTTTTCGCCCTTCGGAAAAATAAATACATCTCCTTTAACGACTTGACCACGCCCTGTTGTAATTCTACTTATGATAGTAACCACCTCCTAAAATAATACGTTTTTCATAATCTTAGCCTTTGGTGTGCCTTGTCCGTTGATTGGTTCTAAAGCATACCTAATTGCATCAATAACGTGGTTGTAACTATCCACTGGCTTATTGATGTATTCATTCGTTTTCTATCTTTTTGATAAGTGTAATTATCCAACTCTTCAATCAGCTTAACGCACCTATCATCAACTACAATGTGATACTGTTGCATGAACGAAATTCCTTGAATAACGGAATCAGGACCCTTCTTAGCCGGCCTAATTCTCAAAATACCATTACGTTTTAACTCTGCTATTGATTTTTGTTCAGCTGCATCAGCGATAATAACTTCTTTGGAGTAACCAAGCTGCTTAATAACTTTTGCTATCTCGTCATTCAGCAGACCTTTCTTGGTGTATTCTTCAATGCAATAAATAGTTTTGTTTTTCTCGTCCACTTTTACGTGAATAAAAGCTGATGGATCATTAACAAAACCAAAGTCTAAGCCAAAATAGCTTGGTAGGTGTCTTAGATTTTCTACATGCAACCTTCGCTTATCATAAACAGGAAAAACCAGCTTATCTAAAGTTGCGAACTCGCCCAGCGTGTAAATCTTGTAATAAGCTGGGTTAGTATTTTTTAAGTTTTCAATTGTTTGGATGTTGTGCTCGTCTAAAAAACGATTGTCCTTGTAAGTTGATTGATGAATAACTGTTCTTTCATCGTCACTGCTAGTAGCCCTGGCAGGGTCAAACCACTTCTGGTAGGTCCAGTTAAGTTTAGATACTGGGTTAAACATGCAATAGATTTGACGGTATCTGTGACGCTTATCACGTAAACGCAAAGTAAGCTGGGTAAAATCATCTAAAGTAAACTCACTAGCTTCTTCCATAACCACATCAGAAAGTCCTGTGATGGATTTAATCCGTTCCGGGTCCTGCATTCCTTTGAACAAAAAAACCGCCTTATTAGGCAGTGTGATTGTATGATTGGATTGATTAATCTTGCAAAGATCTAATAGCCGCCAACGTTCCAAGCAGTTCTTAACGTCACTAAAAATTGAATCAGCAACAGTTCTATCGACCTTACGCAAAAATAAAATCTTACGCGGATGTTTCCATTGACGTAAGGCTTTTAGAACCACCTTTTGAACAACACCATAAGACTTACCAGAACTGGCTCCACCGTACCAAACTTCTATGAATTTGGAATAGTCTTCCAAGCTATCATAGATTTGTTTATTGAAAACTTTGCTGGGCTTAGGAAAATTAAGCTTAATCGTCTGCATCCCAATCACCTACCCCAACATTGATTTCTAGGCCACCTGTAACTTCTCTCTTATCAGTCCAAGCGCCATAGCGTTTACCGATTAGTTCCATAGCTCTAATTTGATCACTCGTTTTAGGCTCAACTTCTACAACTGTTCCTTTATTAGTCACTTGCTGTTCAACAGTTTCTCCACGAGCAATAGCAGCTAAACGCTCCATCACTTCTTGCATATCCATTGTTTTCTGTGATTTAATTTCAGCATTACGCTCTTTTAAGGCTGAAATAATTTGAGGTTTTTTGAGGTTTTGAGCCCCTGTTTGATAGGCAGCTTTTTTTGCGTATCCTGCCTTGATTGCTGCCTGAGTAGCATTGCCTGAAATAATGTACTCATCCACAAACCTTTGTTGTTTTAACGTCAATTTAGTCAATACTACTCACCGCCTTCTTATGTACTAAAAAAGCCTACCCGCCACAGGGTAGACTCATGTATGAATATTTCCTTGGAGGCCTGTATTTAATGAGCAGACCGCGCTCAGTGTACATCGTGGCACACACACTATCTTAAAGAATGATCTGAGTAGAAAGATCTTACCAATTTTTCTACACTACCAATATAACTTATTTTTCTGCACGGTTTCTGCATGAATTCTGCACGAAATCTGCACAAATTTACTTCCACACCCTGAGATCTACTTCTCTCTCTGTGATGTCGGCTAAGCATGATGCAAACTGACAGCAAGCAGTCTGTAGTTTGCCGTGGATATACCTAACAGATCGATAACTCTCATCAGCGATTGTTTCTGGGCTGATGTGGAGCAAATAACAGCGATACACTAACTGGGCACCAGATGGATTGAGTCTTTCCAGTCGACGGTAAGCTTCCTTAACTTTAACATCCAGATCAATCAACTTAATAAGTCCGTCTTCTGTTGGATTCCCTGCCGTTGTCCCCCGTGGCTCACCAGATATTTGCGGTGACCTCAGACTACTCGGTGACGTACCTAAAGCAAGGCACACCTTAGCATAATCTTCCTTCAAATACTCACGGACTGTCCGTGCAGTTTCTTTTTCGTCCAATCGGGGAAACAACGTTATCACTGCCATCACCTTTTCCTTAAAATATATCCTTTACGCTTTAACTCTGCCTTTAAAGTTGTTAATTGCTTAGTCTTTTTGCCTACATCATAGAGGCGACCAATCTCGTCCAAATCGAAATATCCATTAATGAAGTCGCCAGTTTCTGTGAAAATAAGATATTTATATACTGTCGTCGCTGCCTGTTTATTCTTATAAGTCCAATATTCAATCATGCTTATCCCAATCCATGAACAAAGTTTTTCTTCGCTCCAGTCAGGATGTGCATGCTTTAAAGCAGTCAAGTAACGATATCTATGCTCAGCAGGCATTCTCCGAAACTTCCTACGATTCATTGGACTCTTAGGGTCTTTCTTAACGAGTTTAGTACTAACCCGTGGCTTCTCTTTCTCTAGTCCCGCTCGCCACTCTAAGATAATTTTTACATCGGGGTCACCAGCAGGTGCTGCATCCATATAATTAGCACCATACTTTGCATATAAGCGATCAGTGGCATCTAAAAAGCTTTGTGGTAATTTACCCATTAGCCCACCTTCTTAACTCTTACACCATTCTTCTTAAATTCAATTAGTCGTTTAATATAGGTAAGAGCTTTGTATAGGTCTTCAATTCCATTTTTTTGTTCAAAGCGGGTTAGGTATTTAATCGCATTTAACTTATAAAAGCCAACGACCTGTTCAATAGGATACACAGCTTCCATCATGTCAAATAGTTCAAACTCACCTTGAGCATAATGAGATGGTTTAATCTCTTTTATACCTTTTCCTTCATTACCTGCTAGTTTTTTAAGTGCTTCTATCCCTGCTTCATAAAGATATACCCAGGCCTCACATAGCCCCTTGCCTTCTTCTGTTCGCATGTTTGTAGCCTTAGTATTAAACTCATCGATTTTTTGACTTGCTGATTCAATTACTTGTTTAATTGCTTGAATGTTCATGGTTAGCCTCCGTTCCATTCATATTCCATTGCATGGTCTTTTAAATATATTTTTCCCAATTTCTTAAATATGCTTTTTCCAATTTCTCTATGTCATACTGCAACAATTCCTTGCGCCATCCTGGTAACCGTTTATCTTCGGTACAATTAGCAAAGTAGAATTCGCCGTTTTTATAATGAGCTTGAAATAGTATTAGTTGGCCACCATCAATACGCGCATTTATTGAGAATACATGATGATTACCCATATTTTTTAGACGCCTTAGAATCAGGCCAGGACAGCGGTCGACATAGTCTTGTAAATAGAGTTCGATAAAATCAAGCATATCCAACTCAAACTTTCGGCGTTTCCTCTGCCACATCCTATTTTTTATCCACTCCAGCATGTCCATCTCTCACCAACCTTAAAATAATTTCAAAGATAAACGTCCAGAAAAATACTCTCGCTCCAAATTGCACGTTCCAGTACGCAATCGCTGCTAAGATGAAGAGCGTAATTCCTTTCATATTCCAGTAAATATAACTATTAATTTTTTTCATTACTTTCTTTCTCCATCTCCGTAGTAACCGTAACCTTATACACGATAAAGCCGTATTTATCGGCTATAGTTTGAGCTGTATTTTTATTGTTGATTTCCATTACTGTGTTCGGATCGTCATCAAAATAAACATCCTCCAAACCTCTAACCCGATCGATTAGACGTCTAGCGCCTACGAAATACTTATCGTTGCTTGTTTTTAGTACGTAGTATTTTTCTTGCATGTAAAATGCTCCATTCCTATCGTTAAAAAAGCCCCATTTTTTATTTTTGAACTCGATTTTCCAGACCCTATCGTTAAAAAAGGGGTGGTTTTTGATTTTTAAAATGGCAAAACTTCTCTTTCATCTTCAACCTCACTGATTTTTGCTCCACACTTTGGACAGTAATCGATTAAAAAATCGCCTCTGTATTTGCCTTCATAGATATTTAATAAACCACCGTTCTCAACTTTATAAATCAAAAAAGATATATTTCCGCCATTGCTTTCTAGTTCTTGCCCCTTAGCGCAAAATTCGCATCCTTTTTTCATTCTTCATTCCTCCATTTGTTTATATTGCTTATCCTGAAAAATCAGAATGTCAGTCAAAAACATCACCACCAGAGGATGCTTGTTGTACCTTTCCTCAATCACTCCGATAGTTTCAACTAGCCATTTCCAGTATTCTTCACTATTAAATGAATGACGTTGAATCATGATATTACTAGCTTCCATCCACTTCTCTAAATCATTAAAAAACTCATGCCAGTCCATCCTCATCACCTTCAATCTGGATATAAATTCCGGACAATTCGTTGTATGTTTTTTCTGTATGAAGACTAACGACATATCGATCATCTTCCCAGAATCCTAGTTGTGTCATACAGTCCTGCAATAATTTCATCAGATTATCCAAGTCAGGCTTAGTTGTCTTGTACTCATTTTCTTCATGATTTTTTAGAGGAAACTGCCACTTCACCCCTAACTTGACCATCCCTTCGATTGGTTTTGGCGGACAGAATCTCGCTAGGTTATCCATTAAAGTCATTCGCGCTTGGCGCAAGTCGTTTGGTTCATAAAAAATCGGTTTCCCTTTTACCACATGAACTTGTTTTTGCTGATGTGTTGTTGTTGGAATCTTCTTCATTGGCATAAAAAAATTCAAGGTAATTTCACCACACTTACTTTTTGTAATTTATCCATCTCTCATTACTTTTTATTTAAATTTTTCTAGTTATTTACCTCGCAGCGGTTCACCCCAGTAGAATGAACACCCTCCCTCAGAGGGGGTGTTCCATTCACTGGGGGTAACAAACCGCTTGAAATCAGGGGTTTTAGCTTGTTTCATTTCTCAGTTACCTCCCACTGAACGCTGGGGAGTTCCACGTAAACTTTATCCAGTTACCTCCCACTGAACGCTGGGGAGGTAACTAATCAAAACAATTATTTTTTGATTATATCTCCCCCATCGGGATAATATTCATCGTATTTCTTAATACGCTTATAAATGGCTGACTCTGATATTCCCAGCATGCCTGCTAAAGCCTGCACTGTAACAGGTTCGTCAGGTTTAAAATTTTGTAATGTGTTATATGCTTCTTCAAACTCTTTCTTGGCCTGTTCTTTCTTATCGACATTCGCTCTTTGACCGCCTTTTTTAAATCGATCCTCAGTAGTCTCCAGCTTTACATCTTTCAGGTGTTGGTTATCGAGCAAGTGAGTCGGATATCTAAACCAACAGTTGACTGGATCGAACTTAGGAAATTCCCGTAAAGTCCCATCTACTCGCCAAGCTGTCATCAGGTGAACTTGTTTTCTGACTACTTGGCGGATTTGCTCGACTGTCTGTAAAATACTTTGTGCATTTGGCAAATCAGTCACAGCTTTTAATAACGCCGTGCTTGTCTGGTCAGGATCAATAAGCTTTTTATTCATCCTGTACTCTGGGTTATATTGTTTGATTGCTTGCCAATCGACCTGACATAAAGCTTCATTAAGAACTTGTTCTCGTAATTCATCGCTGACAGGCAAGTTAATCATGTCTAAGATAGCATCAGGATCTCGAGCAAAGACACCCGACCCACTAGCTCTATCCATCGCTGTCTTATCACCTTGTACACCTTTCGAGTGATGGTGAGCATAAATCACAGAGCTACCAAGTTCAGTTGCAATCTTGTCGAACTGATTTACAAACAATGACATATCGTGAGCGTTATTTTCATCACCAGTTAGCACCTTGTAAATCGGGTCAATAATAATTGCCTGATAGTCATTGTCTTTAGCTCTGCGGATCAGCTTCGGCGTTAGTTTGTCCATTGGTGCTGTTTTACCACGCAAATTCCAGACGTCGATATTATCCACATGCTCATGGCCTCGTCCTAAGGCATTGTAAATGTCGACAAACCGTTTCTTTGCAGAGCGCTCATCAACTTCCAAATTTACATACAAGACTTTTCCTTGTTTACATTGAAAACCAAACCACTTCCACCCTTCAGCAATGGCAATAGCTAATTGAATCAGGGCAAATGATTTACCCGCTTTTGATGGACCAGCAATTAGCATCTTATGTCCTTGTCTTAACACTCCTGAAATTAGTTCAGGCGCTAATTCAATTGGCTTATCAAACAAGCTACCCATATTCTCCATTTCTGGCAGGTTGTCGTTTAAGTCTTCAATATATTCTTTCCATTCAGTCCAGTCTTTTTTGCCAATGTTAGTGGCAATTAAAAACTGTTTTTTGTCACCGCGTTGAAAGCCAGGAAAACGGGTTAAGCGTGACGGGTTACGATTTTGCTTATCTACCCGCATTCCGTTTTGTTCCAATACCTTGTATAAGTAATCAACTTGTTCTTGATACTCATACTTATTGTTGGCATCGATTTTTACAACAGCATGTAAACTTTTACCAGCTGAGTAAGTCAATGTGGCGATTGGTAACTCTAAGCGGTGCAAGATTTCATTTTGCATTTCAATGCTAATGGCATCAGACTCAACTAAGGCATACTTATAGCTGACGACATTTTCATTTTTTACACCCTGACCATCTAATGGATTGAATCTAATCCATGCTCCAGCTTCAGGCTGCGAAGTTCCAAAAACAGTGCTTATATCTCCGTTACAGTGATCTAAGTCTTCCAAAATTTTCCCTACTGTGTAGGTATATACACCTTTATCAGCTGGAATCCATTTAGTTTTGCCATGTGCTTCACGGGCAATTGCATCAATTACAAAGCCGACATAGTCACCTGGATCAAACAATGTAGTCAGATACTTTCTGATTTCTTGAACTTGATCCCATTTTTTCGGAGCTTCAATTTTAGTTCCATCAATATAGTTAACGTTGATTAGTTTGTAATCGCGGTCAATATCATTTGGCGTAAAACTATCCGTCCAATCCATCACTTCATCATTACTATTACCTCGTGGCATCCACCCATTGTTTTTTGCCATTTGCGTAATGGTAGCGCCGGTAACCGGATTACCGTTACCATTGAAAGTTGCCCACTTCTTCTCAGCTTCTCCCTCTTTAAAACGATCAGGATCTCGTGCTGACCAGTTTTCCCAATCGGTATAGCTATAACCTTCTTCTTTTAAAGCCATACCGACTTGAGTCCACTCGCTGTAACTCAAGCTTGATGGATCGATCCAATCAAGCAATGGAATCAAGTCCATTTTTCTTGTTTCCATCATCATTGTCCTTTCTTTTAAAATTACAAAGCTTTGTAAAGCCTTAAGGTAGAATCGAACTACCTCATGCTCCAAGTAAGGCTAAGCGGGTTGATATGTCCGTGGTATGATCCCGTGAGGTATCTGCCAGTGATTAGCAGCAATTCGACTAATCATATTACTGGCCTCTTCGAACTTCCATAACCCGACTTTTTGAAAGCCACGTTGTTCAAGCAAACGAATTTGCTTCGGGGTGGCTAGTCCCATCTCTTTGCGTTTAATTAAACGACCTAACATCTTGCTAGCTAGCCCAGCGTTGCCTATCTCTTGTGAATCAATTCCAAACTTATCTAACGCCTTCATCTGCTTTTCAGATGGTGGAGTCATTTCCCAGCCAAAACTAGGCTGGTAATCCTGTAAATCGAGAGCATTAATTGACATTTCGAATTGCAGTGGATCAACCAGTTTTCGCTTGCGTCTCCGCAATGCTTTAAGTTGTTCAGCTAATGCTTCTTCTCTTTGTTTAACAATGTCCTGCTTTGCTTCTTGCTCGGCTTCTTGAATATCAACAGCTTCACTTGCTTCGGTTATTTTTTCAGTCATCTTGTCGATAACTTCCTGATCCTTAGCAATCAAGCTAGCAGGATGACATAAGTCATGCCGCTCGGTATTCCATAAAAAATCCAGTAGTAAAAGTTCTTTTTTGCCTGGGGCTAATCTTGTTCCTCGACCGACCATCTGAGCATATAATGCTCGAACTTTAGTTGGTCTTAGCACTACTACACAATCAACACTCGGACAATCCCAACCCTCAGTAAGTAACATTGAGTTACAGAGAACTTGATACTTGCCATCCTCAAACTCAGCTAGAATTTGTTCTCGATTATCAGATTGACCGTTTACTTCAGCTGCAGTAAGTCCGCGTTCATTAAGTAGTCTGGTAAACTTTCTTGAAGTCTTAATCAGTGGCAAAAATACTACTGTTTTACGGTTTTGACATTGCTTAACCATTTCATCGGCAATCTGTTCTAAATACGGATCTAATGCATCCCCTAACTGTCCTACAGCAAAGTCACCAGCAGACTGCTTAACTCCGTTAATATCGATATTTAGTGGGATAGTCATTGCTTTAATCGATGATAGATATCCATCTTTTATGGCATCGGTCAGCTGATACTCATAAGCTAGACTGTCAAAAACCTTCCCGAGGTTTTGCGTATCGCCACGATCGGGAGTAGCTGTTACACCTAAAACTTTTGCTTGGTTAAAGTGATCTAAAACTCGTTGATATCCATCAGAGATTGCGTGATGGGCTTCATCAATTACAATCGTGTTGAAATATCCAGGATGAAATTTCGCCAGTCTTTTTTCTCTCTGCAAGGTTTGAACTGAGCCAACTGTTACTGGTGCAAATGATCCCAAGCTGGTATGTTCAGCCCGTTCTAGTGCAGTAGGAATTTTAGTGGCTTTTAGCAGTTTGTCGCTGGCTTGTTCTAAAAGCTCATTGCGGTGAGCTAAAACTAAGACACGCTCGCCCTTTTTGACTTGGTCTTCAATAATTTTGGCAAAAACAATCGTTTTTCCTGTCCCAGTTGGTAATACTAGTAACGTTCTTTTTTGTCCTTTTTCAGACCATTCAGCTTCAACCGCTTTACGAGCTTCTTCTTGATATGGTCTGAGCTCCATTAAAAGGCCCCCGCTCCGTTATTGAAGTTATTAAAGTTCTGTTGTGCTTGTTGTGTTTGTTGGTTGCTACTTTCATTTAGTGCTGGTTGTGGATCATTTGGTGCCAAGTACCGACTAATTTGGTTTGATTTACGATTGTCGCCGTTGCGATTAGTGTATTCATGTTGCCCGATTTCAGCTTTACCAGTAGCACCAATCACATTCCAGTTAGGTTGGAATGGTTGGCCATCAACAACTTTTTGTCCAACTGACTTGAAAAAGGCGGTCAACTTCCATTGCCAATTCTTTAATAAGAACAGCTTGTCTTTAATGATGGTTGTCCCTCGTTTTGTATTGATAGAATAAGTAATTTCAGCAAACGGGGTGCCATTAGGGATTTTTTCTGAGCCACTATGGATCTTGCGTTCCATCTTAGTAATCTTAAAATTGTAGACACCTTCATCTAATAAGATGAATTCTGTATCTTGTGCGATAAAAGAGCCGTCCCAGCTTAAAAATTCATTGTTTTGTACTTCGTTGTTCATCATAAATTCCTCCATTAGTTATTTAATAAGTTGATTGCTTTATCCCAATTTCTTAAGATATGTCCCCATAAATCACTGGAAACATCCTTCAGACTTGCATCAGGTGGGATAAAGTTTCCCTTAATAAAGATATTCAGCATGTCATCATCTGTTAGTCCTGCCGTCTGCATTCGATCTCTAATCCGCTGTGGGATCAAATCGCTAGTCTCTTGTTTAGGGGGCATCGTTGCCTTTTCAAAAGGTTCTCTGATTGCTTCATAATCAAATGGCAAGCTATCAGGCAAGCCTAGGCGGTTTTTTGCATCCCAGGCTGGATGGTGAGTGGTATATAAAACCCGTTCCCCGCCAGTGGCTTTTTTTGAGCTTCCATCAGTAACCACTGTGATCTTATAATTAGCAAATAAGACCATGTCAGCCCATTCTTTTAGTAGAGCAGCGTCTCGCCTTTCAAGTTTCAACTCGTGGCGGTCAAAGCTACCCATTTCTTCAGGCGCTTCTTGTTTTTTTCGTTCGGTATGAGCTAGTAAAACAACATTCATGCCGGCATCTATAACCTTATCAAGTTCCGCTAATAGCTTCTTAATCTCGTTTTCTAAGGCAACATATTTCATGCCGTAACCTTCCGAGTCAATTGCTTTCCAACCTCTCGTTTTTAAAAGAAACTTCTTGGCCAAGTGTTCGGCCCAGTCTGCTGTATCAATTACCAGCGTTTTTCCTGGTTTACTTGCTGCAGCAAAGTGAACTTCATTCAGTAGCATTTCCCAGCTGTCAGGATCAGGCAGCTTGTTTGCATCAATATATCCGGTTGATCTTTCCGTATCGATAAAAATCGGATCAGGGAATTTGCTGGCAAAAGTTGTTTTTCCAATACCTTCTGTCCCATAAAGCAGGACTTTCATCGGCTTAATTCGCCGTGTTTTTTGGATTATAAATTGCATCGTCAATCACTCTCCTAAGCCTTCCTAATGTGGTACTCCACAACCTGGTCAACCGTTACATCAGGAACTACTTCACCGTTGCTGTCGACAACCTGACCGGTATCCAGCACTTGCAGGCTTTTTTTGTATTCGCCCCACTTAAACTTTGGCGCCTGTGGTTCAAACCAAGCTTCATTGCCTGGTTGCTGGGCTAGTCTTTTGCCTACTTTTTTAGTATCAACATGCCACTTCTTAGGGTGCGTTTGTACCAGCTTGCCATTAACCGTCTTTAAGCGATAATTCGAATTAGTTGCTTGCTGTGCTTCCATGAAATTGATTAGCGACTGCTTCCAGTTTGCAATCTTGCGGTTAGGTTCCTCGCAGACCTTCTCGTAAGCTTGTTTTTTCTCCGCTAACATCTCTTGATACTTTTCCATCTCAAGGTTCAGTGTTTCTTCATACTGTTTTTTGTATAATGCAAGTTTCTTTTCTTCTTGTTCAATAGCCCAAAAAGCAATACTTGCAGTTTCTTCATCAATCACTTGATACGGTTCGTACTTATTCATCTGTAACCTCCCTCAGTTTCTGTCTGGCTTTTTCTAATCGGTCTGTAGCCTTTTTATAAAAATCGTTGACGTCTTTAAAGGCTTGCAAATCGTCCCCTTTCTGTGGTGGACCGAATTGCTTCAACGTCAACTTGCACGCTGACACAATGTATTTCCAATGTGCTACCTTTGCGGTATACTTATCACGTAAAAACTTTTTTTCTGAGTCCGCTGCAACGGGCTCTTTTTTTGTACCCTCACCAGCTTTCGTCATAGTTCTCGTCATACTCCTTTCTTAAATCGTCAAACTCCAGCGCTTCGCATATATCCAGTGCATTTTCCGTGTTACTTCTATATAGGTCTTGTTCTTCCTCATTGGTAGCCCGGCTGGGCAAGTTGTTATATAGCAAGTCGCTTAAAGCGTGTTTCAACTGTCTTTCTTCAAGGAAATTAATTTTTACTGTTTTCACGTCTTTCTTGCTCCTCTTTATAAAATCTCTGGGTGTTCTTCGATCAGCTTTTCCAAGTCTGATTGCTTGAACTTTTGCCCTCTCTCGCCACACTCCAGTGGTTTAAAAATCCGATGATATTTTTCACGTTTTCGATAAAAAGTTGTCGTCGACATCCCCAAGAACTCGGCTGCTTGTCCTACCTGTAGCAACCGTTCTTTCTTTTCCGTTTTTGTCTGTTGTGTTGATGTGGGTACTATCTCACCCATCCGCTCGGCTAGCCGTTTTAAGGCTTCAGGGCTTAGGCTTTCAACCCAAGCCATGTCATCAATCATCACGACTCTCACCTCCTAGTCTTGCAACTCAGGATGTGAGAGCAGGATCCACATAGAATCCATTCCCATAGCAAGCAATGTTACGACGGCAACGAAATTGCTGTCTGTTTTCAATAACATCCCAAAAAGAATTGCCATTACAAACTCACTTAGTTTCCTACTTATCATTGCTAGTCCTCCTCAAATAGTTTCTTGATTTCAACTGCGAGTCCGCAGATGATGCAAAAAATGATGATCCCTAACGATGTCACTTTCTCTCCTCCTATCTGATCTTGAAATCTGAAATGATTTTTAGAATGATTTGGTTTGCTTTTGGGTTTCTTTTGCGCCCTGCCAGGTAATCTGATAAATCTTGACGTGATAATCCATACATTGCAGCTAGTGCACTAATTGAGATGTCATTCTCATTTAAATAACCTATGATCTTATCCCGCCCCGCCTTCGTCTCAGGCATAACTAGCACCTTCTTTCTGTATATTCCTACCCGCCCACCCTTAACGTAAGTAAAAATGTAGCTACCAATTGTAGAATAATTGTTGACTTGTATAGTCAAATATCCTACAATTAGGGCGTAACAAATAAGCAATAAAAGCCTGTATACCTGCATTCTGGGGAGAATCGTTGTATGTGTTTCTTATTGCTTTTTTTCTATCAAATCAACTTACAAAACTTATTATACTCATATATACTACACTGTCAATAAATTTGTAGCATAAATGTATATATTTTTTGTGAGTGGTCTTTAAAAGGGGGCTCTTACCTTGGATATATACGGAAGAATAAAGGAACTAGCCAATGCGCAAAAAATATCCATTAGGCGCTTAGAAGAAAAAATAGGTTTTGGGAATGGAACCATAAACCGTTGGGGAAAAATAACCCCAGGAGTTGATAAACTGGAGAAAGTGGCAGATTATTTCGGTGTGTCTGTTGACTACTTGTTAGGACGTGAAAATAAAAATGTCATTCCTACTGATGAAGACCTTGACGATATGATCGATCACGCCCGTTCTTTTGACGGAAAACCAGTTACCGATCATGATAGAGAAATTATCAAAGCATACCTAAAAGGTTTGTATGCAAATAAGAATTAGGAAGTAGTTAGTATGATGTTTAATCATCGGATTGATACTTTTTTAAAGGAAAATAATATTACGGTCGTTTTCCTAGATGATTTAAATGGAAAAGGTTTGTACATTCCAAAGGAACGAACTATTATCTTAAAATCCGAATTGCCCAAAGAAGAACAGATACTTGTCTTGCTGCATGAAATTGGACATCTTATTAACGATGAAAATGTGCCAGGTTCTTATAACAATTACTACGCCCCACGTTCAAAGATGGAAAACAAGGCGAATGATTTCATGTTACGTGAACTTTTGTGTAGCTATTTATTAACTACTGGTGCAGAACCTGCCGATATTAATTGTGTAGCATTTTTAGAATGTGAGAAATTGCCCTTATCTCTCGAAAATGACGTGAAAAGGATTTTGTCTGAAGGTACTACAAAAATAGGTATCTGTTAAGGTTGAAAGGCGGGCGCGACCGAAATGAGAATGGGAGAAAAAATAAAACTCAGAAGAAAGGAATTAGGAATAAGTGCCGATGAATTAGCAGATAAGCTTAATGTTAACAGGTCAACTATGTTTAGGTATGAAAAGGGAGATATAGAGAAAGTACCCGTTAGCTTTTTAAAAGATGTTGCAACGATTCTCAATGTGGCACCGACTTATCTTATGGGGTGGTCAGATAACGAAAGTGATATAAGTGCTGCGTACAACCTGTCGCCTAATATGTCAACGTATGAACGAATTCAAAAACTCGCAAAAAGTCAAGGAATGTCCGTACGTGAATTAGGAAGAAAGCTAGACATTGGAGATACAACTATATACAAATGGAAAACTCAAACACCAAAGGTTGACGTTTTAGAGAAAGTTGCCAACTATTTTAATGTATCGCTTGATTATTTAATGGGACGTGAGAGTAACATTGACACAATACACAATGTGTCAATAGATACAGCGCTGGATATGGTTAAAACGTACAAAGGTAAACCAATATCGCAACATGATAAAGTGGTCATGAAAAGAATATTGGAAGCATATCTAGAAACAAGGTGCAAATAAAAATCCTACGTTGTTGCGTGGGCTTGATTTGATATATGTTCACTTAACCATGACCTCAGCCCTGAAGTTCCATCTGCTGCGTTCGCCATTCCAAGCAAGCTAAGTGATCAAGTGGCGGAGGAATATGCTAGATACGAGGTTAATTAATGGATAGTAAAAAGATATTTGCAAAAAAGAGGTTTATGTATGGAAAATATTGCTGAACGGTTAGTTGCTAAAAGTATTGAAGCCTTTATTATGGGGCTAGAGATTTACAATAAACCAACCATTAAATACAGAGTTGAGGGTTTTAGTTTCTTCATTTGCAATGCATGGGAATTAATGTTGAAAGCTTATTTAATTAATAAAGATGGAGAGTCCTCCGTTTATTTCAAAGATAAACCAGACAGAACATTATCTTTAGAAAATGTACTCAAAAAAGTATTTACCAATAAGCATGATCCAATAAGATTAAATATCGAACGTATTATCGTATTGAGAAATACAAGTACACACTTCATAACTGAAGATTATGAAATGATTTATGCACCACTATTTCAGGCAGCGGTTATCAACTTCAATGAAAAATTAATTGAATTCCATAATATTGATATTACAGATAGTATCTCATCAAATTTTTTGACTTTAAATATGAAAATAGAAGATTTGTCAGACAATAATATTAGAGCTAAATACTCAAATATATTAGCAGAACGGTTGATTAGAAGTCGTGATGAAATAAGCAAAGATATAGCAAATGAAGGAAGTGGTTTTGCCATTCCCGTTGAAACACATTTCACTCTTACAAAAAATAAAGAAGATGCAGATATTACTTTTAGATATGCTAAAGAGTCTGATAATTCAATGACTATTTTACATGATATAAAAGATCCTAGTGCTATTTATATTTACACTACAAAAAAGGTAATTCAACTTGTAAATAAAAGACTAAAAAAAGATAATATATTACTTTCAAAAATGAAAAAAGGAGAAAAGATAAAAAGCGTATTTACAACAAATGATTTCCAATTGTTCATTAAATTTTATGGTATTAAGGAAAATTCTAAATATTCATACTTATATACTATTGGTAATAGGTACGGATATTCTATAAAAGTCATTGACTTTATTGTTGAAGAAATAAAAAAGCGTCCTGACACAATTATCGAAACATTGAAATCAGAACTAAAAAAATAAGATAACCCCAGGAGCATAGGAATTCTCGACCATTGTCTTACTCCCCTTTAGGGAACCTAGCATTAATCCTTCACAAGTTATCTTCACAGTGTATTTTACATGAATTGTAACCAAAGTCAATATCTCTGCACCACATTATGATAGAATATATAGAGAGCTAGCATCAGGATCTCTACGAGGACTGTTGCGGAAAATACCCTTTGTTCTACTAATGTGGAATGGAGGGTATTTTTTGTTACTTTCTAGATGGCAAAACGAAAGAAATTGCCACAACAAAAAATCATTGTTCAAGTTGGAGAAATATGGAAATGAAAAAAGTAAAGATAGTAAGTATTGCCTTGTTATCTACCCTATTGCTTGCAGGGTGTGGGAATAATAGTCAAGCAAAGACTGATAAAAAGGCTGAATCAATTAGTTTGAAGAAAAAAGGAATCACTAAAAGCTAAAAAAGCTAGTGAGAAAAAAGCGCAAGAAAGTCGTAAAAAAGCTTCATCCATTAAAGCTAAACAGGAAAGTGAGAAACAAGCTCAGGCAAGTAGTAGCTCCGCAGTTCAGCAACAGTCTCAAGCTCAACAAAGTCAACAGCAACCAACCCAAGGAGAAATTAATCGCCAACGTGGCTACGATCCCAAAGGTAATGCCGTAATGCCTGGTCAAGATCATGCTCCTGGATCAGATGTTTACGGCAATTCAGATGACTGGGTAAAAGGACAGGATGAATGGCTTAAAGAACAAGGTATAGTCGATTCTAATGGTAATGAAACGCAGAACTTTAAAAACTGGTCTTCTCAGCGGGACGATGCCTGGGATAACGGTCAAGAGGACTTCCCTGATTATGACCAAAACCAGCAATGGTAGCTTCAAGGTCATCAGGGTGGTGGTGATTTGATTATGGTTGGAGAAAATAATGTATTGTTAAAATTTTTTGGAGGTTAATCATGAGCTTTTTAGAAAAATTAAGAAGTAATAACGAGTTTCCGATAATATTCATTGGTTCTGGAATAACCCAACGATACTTCAAAAATGCCCCTAATTGGGATGATTTGCTAAAAACGGTTTGGGACGAATGTTCTTTTTCTAAAAAATACTATGCGCGCTTTAATGAACTCAAAGACGAGTATGGAATTGATCAATTTGCCATATACACAGCTTTAGCCGATGAAATAGAACACAACTATAACTCTGATTTTTTTGACGAGAAAGTTATCTTGACTGATTTGTCTCCTGAGCAAGCTCATAAGCGTGGTATCTCTCCTTTCAAATACAGAATAGCTGAACTGTTTTCTAATTTAGAAATGAAAGAAGGAAACGACCATGAACTAAAACTATTTCAAAAAATGCTTCAGAAAGCTCGCCTAATTGTGACTACAAACTATGATGATTTTATCGAAAAGCAATTTGATAACAAAATTACTGTTAAGGTTGGGAACAAAGGTTTATTTGAGCAATCCAATAATATTAATGAACTTTACAAGATACACGGGTCTATAAAAGATCCTAATTCCATAGTGATTTCTTCGAAAGATTATCAGGGCCTGGAGCGTACGTCGGCCATTGTGAATGCTAAAATACTGAGTCAACTGACTAAATCGCCTATCATTTTTATTGGGTATTCACTTACAGACAGGAATATTCGTTCGTTATTAGAAGATTTATCTAACAATTTGACAACATCAGTAGATCAGGCTGCAAGTAGAATTGGGGTAGTCAACTTTACGCCTGGGTTAAAAAATATTAATGAATCAATTATGAATATTAAGGATGTATATTACACACAATTATCTACAGATAATTATTCTGAAATATACTCTAGTATTTCAGAAATAAACCAAGGTATTACTCCTAGCGAAATAGCAACATTTCAGAGTATGTTTAAACAAATAATTGACACTAAAGGCAAAAGTGGTGAATTAGATAAAGTCTTAACTTCTTTCGTAGAAATTAATAAGCTACCTGAAGAATTAAAGAGAAAAAATCTAGTAGTGGCTTTTGGCGATAAAAGGTATATATACAAAATGCCAAATTATGTAGACTATGTTAAAAGCTATTTTCTTTCTAATGATATGCCTTTAGACATTGCTATAAAGTTTATATCGGAGAGTCAATCCAATTCTACTTTGCCGATTTCTAAATATTTGTCACAATTGCTTGAAATCAAAGATCATACTTTATTGGATCGTCATAGAAATACTATTAATTTAAGGCTAGAAAAATTTAGTTCACTAAGTTCTCTAAACATTAAGAGTCCTTCTCGAAAAAATTTGCCTATTTTAAAAAAGATGAATTTTAACAATCCGAAAAAAGCAATGTCAGACAACCGGGTAAAAATCAGGGATAAGTTTGCATATCTTGGAATCCATATAGATGAATTAGAGAAAGAAACTATCTTTAATATGATTAAATATATACTAGAAAACGAACAAGATGCCATAATTAAAGAAACAGATTTTAGAAAGTTACTTATGGCATATAGTCTTAAATATGAAAAACGTTTTTCTAAAATTTAGACAATAAAAAAGCCCCAACACAGGACACCCATGAGAGACTTTTCTTTGTATATAAGCAAAACAAGCATCACGACACGCAACTGTTTTTTGCTACACTTACTATACAAAAATCATGTGTGTATGTCAATGTTTGCACACATTAAAAAAAGCCCTACGGCGTCCCGTAGAACTTCTTAATGCTTATAAGCTATCTGCTACCCCAGGCACATAGTTCTATACCAGCGTTAATCCATCATAAGTGCCAGAGCTAAAAACCTTCATAAATTCAGAGCGTATCTGCCACAAACTGTGGTTATGAAGGGATTGATATGTAGTAAGTATAACATAAATATTAACTACTATCTGTCAGCTATATTCAGCTATCTAACCTACTATCTAGAATTTCCAGATAGTTCATGACCAACGCCCTGATGTCATAAAAAGCTGTGGCAAGTTGTCACGTCTTTCTTGCTTCCGTTTAGGAGGTTTTATAATGGCAACTTTTAAAAAATACAAGACTAAAAAAGGTATGTTTTGGCGGTATCAAGTATGTATCATTGATCCGATGACTGGCAAAAAACGCTTCAAGTCAAAGTCTGGCTTCGCTACTAAGCGTGACGCTAAAATCGCAGCCGACGAGCTTGAAAAGCAAATCCACACTGGTGGATATAGCCAGGCTAGCGACATCACTTTTTCAGAGCTTGCGGACATGTGGCTTGAGTCCTACCAACTCACTGTCCGTGAGTCGACTTTTAGTGTATCAAAGAGCATGTTAAAAAACGATTTGCTCCCCTTCTTTGGTCCAAAAAAGATAGCGAACATTACAGCTTTAGATTGCCAACGCGCTGTCAATTACTGGAGCCAAAGGATGGTCACCTTCTATCGGCGCTTTTATCTACTAAAACGCATTCTAAACTACGCGCTAAATTTGCAATTGATTGACCGGGTGGTGGCGGATGCGGTTATTGTCCCAAGACGCAAAAAAACTGATAGCTCTAAAAACTTTTACACTAAAGATGAACTGCAAATTTTTTTGGCGTATGCACAAAAAATAGTAGATCCTCAGCTTTATACTCTCTTTAGGCTACTAGCTTTTTCGGGTCTGCGCAAGGGAGAGGCATTTGCATTAACATGGTCTGATGTCAATTTTGCAGAGGGATATGTAGACGTCAATAAAACAACTTCGTTTGATTATACTGGCAATATTACTATCCATGATCCTAAAACATCCAGCAGCTTTAGAAAAGTTTATATCGATCACAAGACTGTAGATATTTTAAAAAAATGGCGTGCTGAACAGGCACGATGGCTTTTAACCAAGGGCATCAATACTTTAAATAAACAGCAACTTGTTTTTTCAACTCGTAATAATGGTTTAATTGAAGGTGCTCACATCTTAAGAAAGATGGCAGAAATTGCTAAAAAAGCCAATTTGCACCGGATTACTTTGCATGGTTTTCGTCATACCTATGCCACCCTAGCAGTCCAAGGTGGAATGCCGGTTAAAGAGCTACAAGCTCAACTCGGACACACTGATGTTCAAACGACACTCAATATCTATACTTCAGTAACAACAGAGCAGCGTAAAGAAACAGCTGATAAGTACACCGCCTTTGTGAATTTTTAATCCATACTAAGTTTCATACTTTTTTAGTTTTTCATGGTCTATTATTATAGACCGCTTACCCGTAAAAATGCATATTACCAGCATTTTACGGGCTTTTATATATCATCGTAATTCGTTGTTCTATCCCTTACGATTTTAA